GATGGCAATGTGACAGCAAAAGACGATGATTGCTACGCGAGTGCAATCACTGATCTGCGCGCTGTTGTCACTGTTGGAACTGAAGTCGCGTTCGAAGCGCGCAACATCAATCTCATGGGCCAAAAAGTCTTTGAGGATGCGGGCGACGCCACAGATCCCGGCGGCTTCTATCTGATCGGTCTGAAGTTTGACGCAGCGGGTAACGCTGCTGGCGATCTTTCATTCCTCGTGACCTACGCGGTTGACTAACTAACCAACCAAGCTGGGGCGGTTTGCTGCCCCAGCTTTTCTATTCCAAATTTTTTTTCCGAATAGAACGCACCCCCCAAAAATCCAAACAGATCTGGAAATTGCATGACAAGCAACGTTGATATAGCCAACGCGGCTCTCAATATTTTGGGCGCGTCTAATATCTCTACATTTGATGAAAATTCAAAAGCCGCACGGCTGGTCAACCAGCGATACGGTGCGATCCGCGATGCAGTTTTTGCGGCACATCCGTGGTCTTGCTTGATCAGGCGCGCCGCTCTGGCGCAATCCAGCACGGTGCCAGCTTTCGGCTATGAGCATGAATACCCATTGCCAACAGATCCATTTTGTTTGCGTGTCTTGGAGTTTTCCAACGGCACCCAAAGCTATCCACAGGACAACATGATGACCTCAACCGGCGCGCCTGTGTTTGTAATTGAAGGCCGTAATCTTGTAACAAATGAGGACACAGCAAAGATCAAATATGTCGCGAGAGTTACTGACCCGCAACAATATGATCCCAACTTAATTGAGGTGCTTTCAACCCGCTTGGCGGCTGAAATCTGCTACGCGATTACCGGCAGCACAACCATGATCCAAGTCACAACAGCGGCATTCGAGGCCAAGCTGAGAGAAGCAAGATTCGTTGATTCTACACAAGGCGCACCGCAGCGAATTGAAGCGTCTGATTTTATTGAAAGCCGCTTTTAATGGCTAGATCAGCCCCAGCCTTTAGCAGCTTTTCAGCGGGTGAAATCAGCCCGTTACTTGAGGGCCGCGCAGGTCTTGAGAAATACCGCGAGGGCTTGGCTGATCTAACGAATATGATCGTCATGCCAACCGGCGGCGTGAAGCGCAGACCCGGCACAGAATATCTTGGCGAGGTTAAGGCTAGCGCAAATAAAACGCGGCTAATCCCGTTTCAATTCAAAACGTCTGATACTTATATTCTTGAGTTCGGCGATGAAATCATGCGGGTGTATCGCAATGATTTGCAAGTGCTGACCGGCGCAGCCAAGACCATTACGGCTATAACGAAAGCCAGCCCCGGCGTACTAACCAGCAACGGCCACGGATTTGCCAACGGCGATGAAATATTTATCTATGACATTGGCGGTATGGTTGAGCTAAATGGGCGCAACTACCGCGTTGCCAACACCGCCACCAACACGTTCACGCTTGTTGATTTGTTCGGCAATGCCATAAACACTGGCGGTTTCACAACGTTTAGCAGCAACGGCAAAGCTGAAGAAATTTTTGAACTTGCCACGCCTTACGACAAAGATGATTTGGCCGCGCTGCGCTTTGTTCAATCTGCCGACACGATGTACTTTGTGCACCCCAGTTATGCTATCCGCACATTAACGCGCACAGATCACAATGCTTGGGCGTTTGAGGAAATCACGCTCACCGGGCCACCGCGCATTACCATTACTGGCATTACTGCCGCCAACCCCGGCGTCATAACGTCAAACGGACACGGTCTAGCCAACGGCACCGAAATTAGGATTACCGCCGTTGTCGGAATGACTGAGTTAAACAACGCTAATTATTTAGTTGCAGCCACAGCAACCAACACGTTTCAGCTTACCACGCTTGCGGGCGTTGCTGTTAATACCACCAATTTTACTGCCTACGACAGCGCTGGTACGGTGATTGCTCAGACCGCAACAGAGTTAAACAGCTTTAATAACTTTCCATCTTGCGTCACGTTTTTTGAACAGCGGATCGTTTATGCTAATACAACCAACAATCCGCAAACGCTTTGGTTCAGCAAGAACGCTGACTACAATAACCTAACCGTTGGCACTGGCGATAATGACGCTCTGATTTACACGATCGCGTCAAATCAGGTAAACGCTATTCGTTACCTTTCTCCCACCCGCGTTTTAACCGTTGGCACAACTGGCGGCGAGTATGTTGTAACGGCAACCAGTGACGGCCCAATAACGCCTACCACCACCCTGATCAGGAAATACAGCAACTACGGGTCTGCGTCTGTTGAGCCTGTGCAAGTTGCTGACGTGACGCTGTTTGCCCAGCGGGGCGGGCGCAAGCTACGCGAGTTTAAATATGTGGGTGAGGTTAATTCGGGCGGCTATCAAGCACCGGATATGACCGTGCTTGCAGAGCATATCACAGTCGGCGGCATTACTGAGTTCGCCTACCAGCAAGAGCCAGAAAGCATTGTTTGGGCGTTGCGCTCTGACGGTACTCTTTTAGGCATGACCTTTCGCCGCGAGGAAGAGGTTGTTGGATGGCATAAGCACGTTATCGGTGGCGTGTTCGGTCAGGCCACAGTCACGGTAACTGACTATGCAAACCTAGCTGTCGGCAGCAAGATTATAATAACCAAGACCGCCGGGGATAGCGTTACGTTTACGTCAGAGGCCGCAGGCGGTTCGGCCCCAGCGGTGACAAATGGCTGGCGTCCAAACACATCAAACAACGTGACTGCTGATAACATCTTTACAGCAATAAATGCCCATGCTGATTTCACTGTTGCCAACCCGGCAGCAAACGTTGTGACGATCACAGAAACATCAAGAGCGGCGACCGGATATTTAACCATAACTACAAACGACAGCACCCGTTTGGCCGCAACCAGCGAAAGCCAAGCTGTCGTTGAGAGCATTGCAACTCTGCCCACAGATACCGGTAACGATGATCTTTATATGATCGTGAAGCGCACTATTGGTGCGGTCACAAAACGCTATGTTGAGGTGCTTAATAAGTTTGATTTTGGCAGCGTTACAACGAGCGCATTCTTCGTTGATAGCGGCTTGGCGTATTCTGGTGCAGCAACAACCAGCTTATCAGGGCTGTATCACGTCACAGGCGAAACGATCAGCATACTAGCCAATGGTGCAACGCACCCTGATGAGGTCGTCAGCGGGGGCAAAATCGGATTAGACTACAGCGCAACAACCGCAGCGGTGGGCTATGCCTACACCTCAAACATGCGCACCATGCGGATTGAAAGCGGATCTGTTGACGGCACAAGCCAAGGCAAACCAAAACGCATTCACGCGATCACGATCAGGCTGCACGAAACGGTCGGCATCGAGGTGGGCAATGATCGCGGTGAGTTAGACCGCATACCATTCAGGGACAGTAGCATGCTTATGGATCAGGGAATCCCACTCTTTACCGGCGATAAAGACATAGAATTTCAAGGGGGCTTTTCGGAGGATGACCGCATTTTTGTACGGCAATCGCAGGTTTTACCTTTAACTGTGCTGGCGTTATTCCCACGCATGAACACGTTTGACAAATGACTGTTTTATTTAGCCAAGAGCCGCTAGGCGAAATTGTTGACGAGCTAAAACCTTTGTTGGCGCGTCACTGGTCTGAAATTGCACTGCATCAAGACACGATTAAATTAAATGTTGATTGGGACGCTTATTTTAAACTTGAGGATGACGGCGCTCTATTCATTTATACTGCGCGTGATGACGGCATATTGGTTGGCTATTTTATTGTTATTGCAGTTTCGCATTTGCATTACAAAGACCACGTTTTTGCTCATAACGATGTTATATTCGTTGCGCCAGAACATAGAAGAAAATCAACTGGTGCAAGGCTAATTCAGTTTGTTGAGGCCCAGCTAAAATTGTCAGGCGTCAGCGTCATGATGATTAATACAAAGCGTCATCAACCCTTTGACGATCTTTTAATTAAATTACAATTTTCAGAAAGCGAAACAATTTATAGCAAATTGTTGGGAGTAGATTAATGGGGATAAGTGGTGCCTTGGCGGTAATCTCTGCCGGTTCAAGCATTGTTAGCGGTATCTCGTCGAAAAAAGCAGCCGACAACGCCGCAATTAAAGCGCAGGCCGCAGCTAACTTTAACGCTGAGATAATCGAGCGTGATATAAATCTGCTTGAGGATCAGCGCGGTATTATCAACGCCAACTTTATCACAGATTCAAAGCGGTCACGTACAGCGTTTGAGCGCGATGTGCAGGGCGCTGCAATTGCTGGCTTTGCGTATGGTGGCTTTGAGTTAAGCGAAGGCACACCGCTGGAAGTGCTGCGCGAAAACGCCCGCCAGTTTGATTTTGATACAGCCGTCAACGTGTTCAATAACGAAATGACAAACTTGCAATTGTCTGACGCGCAAGAAGATGCGCGGCTAAACGCGGAGCTAACCAGAATGACAGGTCAGGCCACCGGAATGCAACTTAAAGCAGAAGGACGTGCCAGCTTGATTAGTGGCATAGGCGCAGGCGCAAGAAGTGCAAAAGATAGTGGATATTTTGACTGATGAAAATTCCAACATACACGAATAGAGCGGAGGCTAGTAATGATG